ACATCAAGTCACGTTCATCCAGCGTTGGACGGCTGAAAACATCAGTGATGTTTGGCACATTACCACGATTTACACCGGCTGGAGCACACCATGGTGCCGACAATGTGTCGGAACGAGCAATGGTTGCCATAACCGAACCTGATGGAGGTGCCCAAATATCCACTCTGTTGAAATTATCACGGAGCTTGACCCATGGCCAGTACAAAGCACCGAAGTCGCTGTCAAAGCGAGTGGTGTTGAGTGGGTGTGAGCCATTTTGCCAGTGAACAATTTCTTGAACTGTTAGGCCGAATGGAGGATCGATGATTGCCAAGGTATCCATACGGATGTTTTGGCAAAGATCCAGCAAGGCCGTCACAACACTAGTGCTGCTGTGGCCCGGAACGGCGACCAAGTCAATATCAATTTGCTCTGGCTCTGACAGAGCATACATGCCTGAGAAGCCAACCTTATTACCAATGATGAGTGCGTCTTGCTTATCTGGGTCAGATGGAATACCGTCTGATCCACCAGCGAGTCGATAAACACCATCAAGAGGCGGTGCCGCATTGGATGTGTTGTCAGAAATACGGACCCAGTCTGAAACGAGAGACAAGAAAGTCTCAACGTAGAATCTGGAGTTTTCATCTTTGGTTAAGCCGCCCCATGATTCAACTTCAACACCGTTGTTGTAAACTTGAACGATGAAGTTTCCTTCACGAACGTTGTTTTCAACGATGATTTGAGTAGCATTGCCATCGATACCAGCCGAATCGGCCAACACCGTAAAGGTGACTGCTCCGGTGCTGTTGCTATCGCCGTTTATACGACCAAGGGTGTCTTCAGTACCCTCTCCAGTGGTGCCAATTGGGCTTGCACCCAGTTTGGTAACACTTTCAAGACCGAAGATTCCAGCAGCGGTGCTATCTGGCTTGACGAGCAAGCGAGCATCACGGCCATGGTGCATTGTGCGGAAGGCAAGATTATCACCTTCTTCATAAGCTTCCCATCCACCCGGAAGGCTTCCGCCATTCTCAACAAGCTGACTGTTAACTTCAGTAACAACTTCAGCAAGGGTGACTTCGTCACCTTCAAGGTCCGAAAGGTCAATGACCTGAACCACGTTATCGATAAGCACGTTATCGGTGCCGTCTACAACGATTTGGATGTTTAAGTCACTTAAACCGGTCAGATCATATTCTCCAGCCGATTGATAAGAGGCCGGATAACGATCTTTGCTGCCAACTAATTCGGCTTGAGTCATGCCAGTGCCAAGACCGGTAACATTGCTACCACCTTCACCACCGACTGATCCGCCGTACATTGCATCTTGGACCGCAACAAACTCTAGTTCGGCATCTGGACCGAAGGCCCAAGTTGTTTGAACTCCGATATAGTCGTCGCCCTCATCAGTAATAAACTCGATGCCATCGACATCACCTGTTAGCTGGAGATTTAACTCTTCAGCAAGCTGTGCAGCGGTGTAGGTGCCAGTCAGAACCACAAGTGTTTTGGTCATCAGAACGCCATTCAACCTCCAACGGAAGAACGAGTCTGTGCCGAAAGTATATGGTCCTTGCTCTTGTGACATCACAACGATGCGACCACCGGCAGATGGAACATCAAAAGACGCTACGTTAGCTTTTTCGTCGCTTACATTATCTTCATCAGCAACACGAACGATATATAGTTCGTTTGCTACTAACAAGTATTGTTCGGCAGCGTAAATCAGATAAGGATCACCAGACTCAGGGTGTGGGTATCCGAACACTGTGTTCAACTGACGGCTTGTGGAAATCAAGGTCGGGACGTTAATTGGTCCTTTGCTTGCGAATCCGATCAAGCCAGCACGGTGAAAGGATTGCTCTGGAGCAATAAAGCTCAAATCCTTCTCAGTGATTCTGACGCTTGGCGAAATCGTGTTAGATGGTGGAAATCCCCTTAGAATAGCCATGTCTTAATCTCCCTTACGAATTTCATTGTTTGGTACATATTTAGTCGAAATTAGGCCCATCTTTTCGACACGTTCTATGTATTCAGTTACCAACTCATCCTCAATTAACCTGACATTGTGGCCTTTGCCAACGCCCGGAATAATCAAGGTCGTGAAAGCACGGGGAGCCTTCCTCGATCTCACCACTAGCTGCACTGGGCTTTTTTGCTTATTTTTGATCTCAATCATTCTTACAATTCCTTTACTGCTTGTTCCAAGTTAGTTAACACTTCACAGATGTCTTCTTCTTTGGTCCCATCAGTTAATTCAATTCTTGTTTTAAGCACAGACTTCTTTCTTACAATCGGTTGGGCAACAAATGTCTCTGCTGTCAAACTGAATTGGTACTTAAAAACTCGAACAGCTTTATCTCCGGGTTCGTAATCGACGTTATTAGCTATGTTTGTTAGCTTAACTCCAATCTCCCACGAAATACCCTTCACCCGTATGTATGCTATTGGTGAGAATTTTGTAAGAATCTGCGTTAAAATTTGATTCATATCTTCTTCATAAAGCGTCCAAGCATACAAAGTATACCCAATATCCACGGGAATACCCCTAGTAACACCGAAAATTGTGTCTCTTTCGTATTTTTCACTAGTAGTGAAACCCGGTCTCCAATTATTTGTAGGTTCACGTAAATAATCGATTGCTTTATGGTAAATGTATCGATCTTGATTAAAGTTAAAGTCAGACGAATGTATTGCCAACATAGGCAAACGTATTCTGTCTACTACTAAACTTTCATCTTTGCGAGTGTTTTCTTGTAAAATATAAGCCACGGCACGTTCTTGAGTTCCCCAAATAATTGGCACGTTGTGGGCTTTGCCCGATTCGTCAATAACGACTAAATCTTTAAACATCTCTCGCATCGCTTCGTCAGTTCCACGAATAGATTTGGCGTAACGATAAACTACGTTGCGATTCGGAGGAGACATTCCTTGTTCGTTGATAATATGCCCACTTTGCTGTGGGTCACATAAAGCTGGCGATCCATTGCCCAGCTTGTTCATTGTTGCGTCTTCTAACCAAGACATGTCTCGGGAGGCAACATCTTCTTGACTTTCTAAAAAAGGCTTATCTGTAATCGTACCCGAACTCGAAATCTTTTTGCCGTCTCTGCAATATGGCGGAGCCGAATCGATATTTAAATCTTGAATTGGTCCCGGCTCATTACAAGGATTAAGTGTTGGATCGTTCATGGAATCTTTCTCGTTACTGTATGTAGCTATTGCTTACTATTATATTAACATGAAACCATATAAAATACTTAAAACTAAAGGCACACCACTAAAAAAAGCCAGAGTTTTGGCCCCATTAAAAAAACCAAAATTGCCTTTTGTGTTCTTCAAGAATTCATTCACTCCTCCAAAAGGAGAAATTAATTTAAACAATCAAGGTGATTGCTGACCACCTGCCCAGTTACTGGTTTTATTACTTAAATCCTTAACGCTGTTAACTTTAAAGTCTGGTTGTCTTTGAGTGACTTTCCCTTCACCTGTAGTAAGAGATTCTTGGTATCTTATACACATTACCTGTAATCTCAATTCGCCCCACAATTTAAACACTTCAACATTGCGTTGACTTATCATCCAATTTTCTTTTTTATGAGGAGAAAAAATTCTCGAACCAATTTTGGGAGCATGTCCGAGAGTTTTAAGAACGTGACGATAATTAAACTCAAACATCATTTCATCGGGTGAATCTATTCCAAATACTCCCATCATATTCTGAGATGGGATTGGTTCATAGTAACCATAAATTTGCTTGGGCACTTGGCTGAAAATTTTATCACGTGCCTCAACATACAAATCATCGATGTTGTTAATGTTAATGAACACTTCATAATAAAAGAGAGGCGATCCGCCAACCTCAATTACTTCTTGATCCCAGACATTAAAAAGATCATGCTCCAGACTTGCTGGATCAAATTGAGATAAACTACCTGTTGGTTTATAGACGCTGCCGTCTGGATTTTTAATTGCCATAACAAATATATGTATTGTTTATGTGATTGATTTGTAGTTATCAACGGTACATACTTATAACCGGTATTACAGGAGGTAATCACGTGAAAATAAGATGGACAACTCACCCAGTCGGTCAAGTTATAGAAAATGAACACATAGACAACTTTGTTGATTCTATGAAGGCTTTGTGGGATGCCTCAAATACAAAACCCGCATGGTGGGACGCTTTTAGAAGGATCAATCTTTCTCCAGTCACCAACTTTTTACTCAACTGTCTTGATGATTTAATTTCTTACGCCGACAGTCTTAACACAGCTTCAGGAGCAGATAAGAAAGCAACAGTCTTGTTTGCCATCGGCAGAATTTATGATTACATCGTGAATGGGGTGTTGCCAGTTTGGGCCAGACCTTTTGCTGGTGTAATTCGTGAATACGTAATTAGTATTTTGGTTTCCGCCGCAATTGACTGGATTGTAGAAAAGTACAAAGACGGTCAATGGAATAAAAAAGATAAAAATTTTATAGAAGTACATTGGACAAAACTTCATGTTCAAATGTTTGGAGTGCCACTTGGAGGACATAGACCAAAATTTTAATTTTTGCAGGAGGCAATATGAAAAAATTTATACTTATAACACTAATATGTGTAATGCTATTAGGGTGTAATACACATAATTTTTTAACTTCTTTTGTTGAAGACAATTTTAATAAAGAACAAATTAGCTTACTTGAACTTCACAATAAAGAAAGAGCATTAAAAGGCTACAAAAATTTAATTTTG